TTAATCAAGTCACGCGACATCACCGAAATGGCAAAAGCCACATGGGGCAATTACAACGAAAGCGAGTATGAGCTTATCGAGTATTTCTCTAAATTCCCGTTACTGGTCATTGATGATTTAGGTGACAGCGACGCAGCAAGTGGCGCCGATGCAAACGCTAAAGACCGTGGACGCATTGCAGACATTTTCGACAAGCGCTATCAAAAATTGCCGACGGTCATTACAACCAACTTGGACAAAGACGGCGTTGCAGCGCATTTAGGTGATAGAGCGTGGGACAGACTGCAAGAAAATATCATCATCATTCGCTGTGACTGGGGCAGTTATCGTCAGTCAGTTGCCAAAGTTTTGGAGATTTGAGTATGAGCAAGCCAAAAGCATTTAAACCAGTATTCGACGGTTACTTCAAGATATTTCTACACGATGACGATTATAAAAAGGCAGCAGACCGAGCCGAGTTTACAGGTCAATGGATTAAATCAAAGCGCCGACGAATTATGAAGAAAGACCGCAAGTTTCAAGTCACATTACACATATTCGACATAGACGGACACAAGCGCGGATTGCAAAGCATGGTTTTCAAGGACAGAGGCGGACAGGGCGATTTGTCAAAAGTGATATTCGGGTTTGGTAATGATTTTTGTGACGAGCTGCGAGCAAAGATTAAGAAAGAGTATGACGAAGATTTAAAAGTGGATTTGGTCAACTCTTATGCCGTAATCAGGGCTTAGGCATGAAAACAACCAAAGGACTTGCGGTTTTCGGACTGCAAACCGCCTACCACCCAAAAAGCAATGTTTATCGCGGTTGGTCAGGCAGGGTTAGGGTGATTGATGGTGATCCGTACTTTGACGAGTGTGTTAAGTGGAATAGTGACGGCTCAGCATTTAAGCATGAATTTGGGGATTTGGATTTTAAAGGAGACAAAAGGTGACCGAACTATCAGAAACGCAGATACAGAACAAAATATTGCGATGGGCAAAAGATTATCCGTACAAGGGCAAGGTGCTAGCTGATTACCTCGTCCATGTGCCAAACGGTGAAAAACGCAGTAAACGAGTGGCAGCAGGGTTAAAACACAGCGGAGTGAAGAAAGGATACCCAGACCTCGTGATGGACATAGCGCTAAATGGTTACCACGGGCTGAGGATTGAGCTTAAAACCGAAACTGGTGGCGTAGTATCACCTGAGCAAAACGAGCGACTTAAAATGCTAAATAGCGAGGGGTATCTAGCGGTGGTCTGCAAGGGATTTGACGAAGCGATAAAAACGATAATGGATTACATGGGGATTAAATAATGCACAAGTCAAGTTTAGCGGCAGCGATATTAGCAGCGCATAGCGAGCATAAGTGGTTTACATCTAAGGATTTCAAGGGGCAAGACCGCATACCGCACAACCCGCGCAACAATCGCAAGACCAAAAAAGGCGGCAAACGATGAACGACAAAATAAGAAAGCGTTTAGACCGAGTAACACAGCTCGATAGCAGAAACCTACCAAAGATAAGCGGTATTTGCGTTATTAACGGCATTGAGCGACCCGTAGCAGCGTTTGAAGTTCCAAAAGGTACAAAGGCGTCAGAGTTTGAAAAGGTGCTGCTAGAACAGGCTTATACGGAGCGTGAGTATAAATTAACGGATTGGGTGCAAGGAGTAGGGCGATGAGTGATAAAGCAAAGGTTGTGCCGTTTGCAAGTTTCGATTTTGCAGTAAGTGAAGACAAGGCAGTCGCTTGTGATTTTTTCTCTATTGATGATTCACCTGAGATGGTCAATCAGCCAAAGCATTACAACGATGAAAGCGGCGTACCGTGTTGTGATGTGACTGACTTTATGATGTTCAACGGTGGCAATTGCTTCAAGTATTTGTATCGCTGTGGCAGCAAGTTTGACGATATTGAGGACTTAAAAAAGGCGGTTTGGTATGCCAAGCGAGCATATTTAACTGGTGATAATGAGCAACCTAACAGCCTTGAGTGGGATAACAGCGTCAAAGAAATTGCTAGTTATCGTGAGCATGGCATATACAGAGCGATGACCGCCATCAGGTCGTACAGTTGGTTGGCAGTAGCAGCTTTTATCGGTGATGAAATCGCAAGGCTAGAAAGTGAGTAGGCATGATAACAAGCGGCTTGAGTTAATCAGGTCGCTATTATTTTGGAGGTCTTATGAGTGAAGAAATAGAACGCCCGTTAAATTGGATCAGGGATAAAGCCAAAGAATACGCGAAAGCCAAAGCGACAAGGGTTTACTTAGAGCAGTTTAGGAAGTCCAAGAAAGCGATATTAATACAAGAAGCACCGCAAGGCACGGGGCAAGCAAAAGAAAGTTACGCCTATGCTCACCCTGAGTATATCGAGTTATTAGAGGCATTAAGAGACGCGGTACAGCAAGAAGAAGAATTGCGATACATGATTAAGGCTGCTGAATTAAAGTTTGAACAATGGCGCACAGAGCAAGCCACTAGACGACTGGAGCATAACCGATATGGCAACTAGCAAACTACGCAAAAGCGCACAAGGTCAGCAATGCACGTTGCGACTGACAGGCTGCAACTATAATCCTGAGACAGTGGTTTTGGCTCATATCAGAATAAATAAGTTTTGCGGTGTAGCGATGAAGCCACCTGATTACATGAGCTGCTTTGCTTGTTCAAGCTGTCACGACACGATAGACGGACGAGTAAAGAGCGATACGGTTTATAAGGATATTTTGAGAGCGCATTTTGAGACGATGCAACACTGGGTTGATGCTGGATTGATTGAGGTGAAGAAATGACCGATAACATAGTAGAGTTACTAGAGCAGTGGGGCGCGTGGTCACGTAGCGGATTAGACAACCTAGACTATAAGTCGAACATGGAATCTATCATGCACAAAGCGCCAGTCATTGATGCAACCACTTGCCGACAGTATCGCAGTGTATCAATGCTCAATGATGATGATGCAATGAGGGTTAATGATGTACTGATTGAGCTAAGAGATAATGATATAGATGCTTATAACGCCGTATTTCTGCATTACTATCTAGGGCAAAAGCCGGAGTATATTGCGCACACCCACTTCACTTTGATTAAGTATGGCAAGGATAGCGAGCGCAAAGTTAGTAAGCATATCGTCTATCAATATCTAGCACGCGCTGAGGGTTTTGTGAGATACGCATTAAAATGTGATATAACTTGACTAAGTACCCTGAGTAATATACATTGGTGATACGCTGAGCAGAAACCGTAAAGTGATTTAACAATAAAGCCGTAACGCCTATCATTGACGCGCGAATTTACGGCTATTCTATTTAGCAAGGTTAAGCGGTTGAGGGTGAGAGTTCTCGCCTGACGTGGACAGGGTTATTATCCCAGTTGCCTTGCTATCTTATCTATCGAGCCTAAGCAACGACTTGCCATTTAGCGCATACACTTAGGACAAGCGGTGGCTGATAACCGTTAAGAATAAATATCAGCAAACTATTCAAGCCCTATCTATTGATTTAGATGGGGTTTATTTATATGTATTGTGATACAATAAACACACCGAGCCATCCTACTGGCTTGTAATCAGTTTAACAGTCTGATTGTTTATCTATAGCCAGCCCTATCTATTAATTTAGATGGGGCTTTTTTATTGTCCAAAATTTGGCAAGGGATAGCATGAAAATCAGGATAAGCAAATACACTGATATAACTGTCGGTGTACTACTAGGATTTTATGTGTTTGACCATGTTTCGTTATGGGTTTTATTAATTGGTACTGTGCTTGCTATTGTTATTGAGCATGAGTTTTTATGAATACAATTTAGCATGGAAGCTGCTATGAGTTTATACCAAGATAGCCATGAAGAGATATTTAACCGTTACCATAAAACTGATAACGTGGTTACTAAGCGGTCTTACTTGGATATTCTTATTCGTCGTGCCAACAATGGCAGTAAAGATGCCGCTAAGTTGGTGCGTAAGATTGAATTAAGTAAATAACCAGTTTGCCCATATTGATTTGATGGGCTTTTTTATACACGGACGCACTGGGAGGCGTTATGTCAAACGATACACCTCACAGTGCTGAGAGTGCATTAGACCAGTTAGAAGAACAGCAGCAGCTATTTGTGCTTGAGTACATGAAGGACTTGCATCAAACAAACGCAGCGATAAGGGCTAATTACAGCGAGAAAACAGCAGCACAGCAAGCAAGTCGCTTGTTAAGTAATGTTAAGATTCAAAACGCTATTGCAGAATTAAAAGCTGAGCGTAATGAGCGATTAAACATTGATGCAGACTACGTGATTAAAACCATCGTTGAGACTATCGAGCGGTGCAGTCAAGCCAAGCAGGTTTACGACAAAAGCGGTGAATTGGTCATGACTGAGACGCCTGATGGTGAGATTGCCCCTGCTTATAAGTATGACGCTAGTAACGTATTGAAAGGTGCTGAGCTGCTAGGTCGTCACTTGGCGATGTTTACTGATAAAACAGAAATAAGCGGCGGTATGGCAATCAGCACCATATCTGATTTGATGGATGATTTAAGTAATGATGAGACCATTAGATAAATTAGCAGATAGGTTCTGGCGGCTTAATAATCTTTACTACATTACTGATAAAAACGGCAAGCGCGTTAAGTTCAAGATGACGCCTGAGCAGCTTGATTACTTTGACAGAGAACATAATCGCAATCTTATCTTGAAAGCTAGGCAAATCGGCTTTACGACAGAGAAGTGCATCATGCAGGTTGATAGCGCACTGTTTGAATCTAAACGCTGTGCAATGATTGCCCATACTCTACCCGATGCAAGACGCTTATTTCGTGAAAAGGTCAAATACGCTTACGACAATTTGCCGGACATTATCAAACAAGCTAATCCGGTCATCATTGAGACCAAAGAAGAATTGGTGTTTAAGAAAGGCGGATCGGTATCAGTCTCAACCTCATTTCGTGGCGGTACATTACAGAGCTTGCATGTAAGTGAGTTTGGCAAGATATGCGTTAAGTATCCTGAGAAAGCGCGCGAGATCATAACCGGTGCATTTGAGGCGTTGGGCGTTGATGGTATCGGTACGCTTGAGAGTACAGCAGAGGGCAGACAAGGGCGTTTCTTTGATATTAGCCAAGAGGCTGAGAAGTTAGCGCTATCTGGCAAAGAGCTGACCAAGCAGGATTTTAAATTCTTTTTCTATTCTTGGTGGCAACTGCCTGAGTACGTGATGCCAGTGCAGCCATTGCCTGAGCGCCTGATTAATTACTTTGAGCAGCTAGAGCATAAGCACGATATTAAACTGACAGACGAACAAAAGAGCTGGTACTACGGCAAAGAGAAAACGCTGGGCGCTGATATGAAGCGTGAGTACCCATCAATACCTAGTGAAGCGTTTGAGCAGTCCGTCGAAGGCGCTTACTATGCAAAACAGTTTGCTTATCTATACGAGAAAGGCTTAATCGCTGATGAATTGCCAAGCAATGACCATGCGCTAGTAGATACCTATTGGGATTTAGGTGTAAGTGATAGCACGACTATTTGGTTTATTAAAAAGGTTGGCGAGCGTTATCAAGTTATCGACTGCTACTCAAACAGCGGTGAGGGTCTTAATCATTATTTGGGTGTGCTGCAAAAACGTGGTTATAACTATGGTCGCCACGTAGCACCACATGACGTTGATAACAGAACGCTAGGCAGCCATGACGCTAAGAGCTTAAGGCAGCAAGCGCGTGATGGTTACACGGTTGATGGCGTGCATATCTCTATCAACTTTGAGGTGGTCAAGCGCACAACATCGGTCAATACCGATATTGAAATGGTCAGGCAGATATTGCCTCTATGCGAGTTTGACGCTGTGAAGTGTGATGACGGTATCAAGGCGCTAGAAAACTATAAAAAAGACTGGAACGAGAAAGCAGGTATGTGGCGCGATAAACCATTACATGATTGGTCGTCGCATTACAGTGACGCCTTTCGCTATTTTGCTGTCTATCAGACCAAGCCAAAACCAGTTACCCATACATCAATTACTATGAGCTTCTAACATGCCAATCAATTCAACACACCCACAGTACGATGCACTTAGCCCACGGTGGCAGCGCATGACAGACGTGTGCAATGGTGAGGACGTTATCAAGCGTGGCGGTGAGCGTTACTTACCCATGCCTAACAAAGACATTCGCACACCTGAAGCCTTGGCACGTTATGACAACTACAAAGACCGCGCTGTATTCGTTGAGGTCACAAAAGATACGTTAGACAAATATACTGGTCAGGCTTTCAAAGATGACCCAGTGCTTAACGTAAACAGCCAGCTTGACTACATGAAGCGTGATGCCAATGGCGCAGGCTTATCTATCTACCAATTAGCGCAAAAGTGCTTTGAGGCTCAATTAGAACGTGGTCGCTTTGGTTTGTTTGTCGATTATCCAGCAACCAATGACGAAGTAAGCCAAGCTGATGTTGAGCGTAACGCATTAAGACCGACAATCACGTACTACAGCCCTGAATCAATCATTAACTGGCGCACAAAGACGGTCGGCGGTCAAACCGTCACAAGTCTAATCGTGCTATATGAAACCGTTTACGAAACTAAAGACGATGACATATTCACCAGTGAGCAGGTCGAGCAATGGCGCTATCTTGGTTTAGATGATACCGGTTACTTTGTTGAGGTATGGCGCAAGGCAGACGGTACGGTTAAAGGTGACGCTGACGGCTTTGTATTGCACCAAGAGCGCGTCTATCCTACTCGCAGTGGCAACAAGCTATGGGATAGAATACCGTTTGTTATTGGCGGCTCAGATAGCAATGACTGGTGTGAGCAAAACATACCGCTTGAATCATTGGCTAAGGTCAATCTAGCGCATTATCGTAACAGTGCAGACTATGAGCAATCAGTCTTTACTTGCGGACAAGTGCAAGCGTGGATGTCAGGCGTTGACCAACAGCGATTAGACCATCTTGAGAAACAAGGTATTCGCATCGGTGCTGGCGCTTTAATCATGCTAGGCGATAACGGTAAGTTTGGCTTCGCACAAGCTGAGCCTAACAATCTTGCTGGTGAGGCGATGGACAAGAAGTACGCCATCATGCAAGCCTTGGGCGCGAAATTAGCGGAGGGTAAAGACACTAAGCAGAAAACAGCAACTCAGTCTAACCATGAGGCAGGTGTGCAAAACAGCACAGCGAGTATGTGCATCGCCAACCTTAATGAGGCGTTCCAAGATGCCTTGTTGCTCGCTTACGAATATCTAGGTATTACTTATAACAGCAAAGAGGGTGATTACTTATTCAAAGCTAAGCAAGATTTTGTTGCAGCGACTCCAGACACAGCGACAATGACGAATATCAGTCAATGGGTGCTGTCAGGATTGGCACCTAAGACGGTCGCTTACGATTACATGCGCCGTTATAGTTTGATTGACCCTGAGCTTAAAGACGCTGATATTGACGGCTTGATTGACAGCGAATTACCCAGTGCTGTGGCTAATGCTTTTGAGGAGTAGATTGTGATGGTGATTCATATTATTAATACGATTACGGCTGTCTTATTCTTGGTGGCGTCCATAGGCTTTGTTTATTGGGCGGTAAAACTATGGAAGCTATTCAAGGCTATTGATGACTTGACTGATGAGCATTTCTTTCAGATACGCAAAAAGACTGTACAGCTAGATGAGTTGATTAAGCGCCATGAAGAAAGAGAGCTTGAAGATATTGCAAGGCGTATAAGCCTACAGGTCAAACCCGTTAGTCAGGCAGATAAATACACAGCAAGGCGCTAGCCATGAACGAGCAATATCTCAATCAAACAATCAGGCGCATTGTCTACCTTGAAAGCCTAAAGCAATCTGAGATTAACAAGCTAACACCTCACATCAAGGCGATTGATAAGTTAATCAAAGAGCAGTTGCTTGATGACGAGCTGACCGAAATGACAATCAAGTCGTTTAATGGCGTAGTGACTGAGATTAAGCAAGGCGTACAAGCTGAGCTTGTGGCTTACACAGACAGCGTGAGCGTGACTTTGGTTGATGTAGCAGCAGACAGCTATGCTTATGAAGCAAAGAGCATAGACGCAGCATTTGACGGCTTTAAACTGGCATCGGGTATCGTGGTCGCTGAGAAAGCAAAGATACTCGAAAAGCTGGTCAAGAACACACCCTTAGCTGTCAAAGGTAGCGAGGGCAAAACGGTCACTGACTTGTTTAACGAGCTTGCCAACAATGAATCGAATAAGTATATCAATCATATCAAGCTCGCTAGGTATGAGGGCAAGACCAATCAGCAGATAGTGCAGATGATACGAGGCACACGTAAGAATGGATATAAAGATGGTTTGATGGAAGTCACTAGCCGACAAGCTAAGACCATTGTACGGACGACTGTGCAACATGCAGCCATGCAGGGTAAAGCTGAGTTTGCTAATGACAATGCTGATATTATCAAGGGTGAACAGTGGTTGAGTAATTTGGATGGGCGCACCAGTTCTCAATGCAGAAGCCTTGACCAAACTATATTCGAGTTAGGTAAGGGACCAAGGCCACCATTGCATCATAATTGCCGTAGTACGGTTTTGATTGTCCTAAAAGATGAATATGCAGGTCGTGGCAACATCAACAAGCGAGCAAGTAAAGACGGCCCAGTCGATAACGAGTCTTACTATTCATGGCTAAACAAGCAGCCTAAAGACTTTCAAGATGACGTATTAGGTGAGACTAGAGGCAAGCTATTGCGCTCAGGCGGTCTAAGTGCTGACAAGTTCGCAGCCTTACAGCTAGATAAAAACTTTAAGCCGTTGACGCTCGATGAAATGAGAAAAAAAGAGCCGCTTGCGTTCCAAAAAGCAGGATTGTAGCAGGTAAAAATGCTATAATAATCAGGTGGCTAGAGTGGGATTAATTACCTCACTTGAAAGAGTGCAACGCTTATCACTTTGCCACACCTACCTGATAAGCGATTACTAAAGCGAGTAATAAAATGTCTATGATGATGCTAGATAAAGCCGAATTATTTTACCAAAAAGTTAACCGTTTGGGATTAAAAATACACGAGGTTGACGGTTTTGAGTACCGATATAGCGCACATGGCGACCACTTAACCTATCAAAGATGGGTAGGTAGTTATATATTTAGAGTGGCTGTAGATATAGATGACTTGCTACAGTTTAATGATAGCCCATCGAATTTTGCCGAACTCCTTAACGAGCAATTTAGCAAGGCTTACACAAAGCGCGTTACTGATGAATTGCAAGACTCTAAGATAGGCAAGATTACAGAGATAACTTATCGCTGATAAAAGAATATTATCAAACACCAAAACAACCTCACTAGAAATAGTGGGGTTTTTTATTATCCGCAATCCGTGATTGCACACTAACGACGCTGAGCGTCAAACAATAGAGGCAGAGCCATGACACTAGCATTAACACTAGATGCTGAAAAGCACAGCGCACTTGATAGCGCATTACAGCCATTTTACGTCAAGCAAGACGATGGCAACTATCGATTAGACGCAGACATTCCAAGCACAGACGGCTTGAAAGCCAAGACCGATGAATTGCTTGGTGAGACTAAGCGAGAGCGTGAGCTACGCAAGGCAGCTGAGGATAGACTGGCAGCACTTGAAGCAGAACGACAGCAAGCACTAGAAGACAATGCCCGTGCAAAAGGCGATGTTGAAGCTATCGAAAAATCTTATCAAGAAAAGATGAGCAAACTTGATACGGATTACGGCGGTCAAGTCTCAACACTGCAAAAACAGATTTACGATTTAACAGTAGGGCAAGCAGCGAACAATCTAGCCAATGAGCTATCGATTAAAGGTTCAGCTATTGCACTGCTACCACATATTCAAAACCGATTGTCACTTGAGCAGCTTGAAGACGGACAGCAAAAGATTAGAGTGCTGGACGCAAACGGCAACAAAACAGGCATGACGTTAGAAGATTTAAAGCAAGAATTTAGAGCAAATGAGGCATTTAAACCCTTAATTGCAGCAAATGGCGCATCAGGTAGCGGAGCTAATGGTGCAAACGGCGGAGCTGGTACAAGTCAGGTCAAACCTGAGCAAATGAGCGCATTAGAGCGCAAACAACTTAAAGACAGCGACCCAGCAGCGTTCGCTCGTTTATTCCCATCTTAGGAGATTTAAAAAATGGCAAGACTGGTAGATTTATTTGATAAAGACGTTGTACGCTCATACCGTACGCAAATCCGCCCAATGGAGGTTAGCCCGTTATTCAATAGTCAGGCGTTTGTTACTGACCCTGATTTGACGGACGCACTAGCAGCCAAGTCAATGAGCTTTGGTTTTACATACCTAGAGCCGCTTGACCCTAACGTAGAGCCTAACTACTCAAACACGGTGTATAACGACCTTGCAGAACCTCGCGGCGCTGTTTATGGCGAGCAGTCAGGCCGTAAAGCCATGATTAACGAATCGTTTGGCGTGTCCAAGCTTGAGCGCCAACTGGCTAATGGTGATCCGTTACTACAGTTCGCACAGTTCGAAAATGATTGGACGCTCGCTAACTTAGAGCATCGCGCTCAGGCTACCTTAGTCGGTATTCAAGCGGACGATACCGCCAATCATGGTGGCAGCCTAACCACTGACGTATCTAGCAAGGCCGCCGAAGCAGGTATGCTTACGCCTGATACGTTCTTGCAGGCCACGCAAGGTATGCCGCAGGACATTGAGCGTCGTGGGGTAATCATCATGCACAATGACAAGTATTACGATCTATTGCGTCAAAAGCTGGTCAATAAAGAAGTGGCGAGCGACGGTATCACGCCGATTGAAACTTACAATGGCTTAGCAATCATTCGCTCAAACCGCATGACTAAGTTTGGTGCTAAATATCGCACAATGATTATCGGTGCCGGTGCGTTTGGCTATGCTTATGGTGACGGCCCTGACAACTTAGCAACTGACGGTGATGAATCACGCGGCAACGGTGGTGGCTTTAACACTATCCACCTGCGTAAAAACGTGATTGTCCATCCACAGGGTTACTCGTTCACAGCAGGCGCAGCAGATTTGAACGGTGGCACCAAAAACGAGGCGCTATTCGCTAACTGGGCAGACTTGCAAAAGCCTGACTATTGGCAACGTATCGCAAGCCGTGAGCAAGTCGCTATCGGCTTCTTAATTACTAAATAGGAGAATTAAATGCCAGTACCAATCGCAACCATCGAGCCTGATTACCATCACCTGTATGCCGAAGACCGCGCATACGCAAAAGATGGTGGCACCGCAAACGCGCCGCTAGTATCTACTGACACCGGTAAAGAAAACGGCGTCGAGAGCTTGGGTGAAACTAAGCCTATCGTCGTTGAGCCGGTTGTGCCTTAGTAAGCAACTTAGATTCATAATTATGTGCGCTGTCGATTGACGGCGTACATTGTGATGGACTTAATTATAGTGAGATTGATATGCAATACGTGACCAGTGAAACCGTGACAACCGTACTAGGTGCTGATTGGCCGGCATTGGGTAACGAGACACTAGCTGTCCTGATGGCTAATGCTTGGCTTAATCAGCATAGACTGCCAACTTATACCGATGCTGTGCCTGAGCAGATACTCGCAGCCGGGGCTTATATTGCTCAAGAAGTGATTGCTGGCAATATGTATCAAGGTCGCAAAGATGGCTTAATCACATCAAAGAGCGTCAAAGCTGGCAGCGTATCATCAAGCAAGACTTACGCGAGTGGCGTAGATGGTCAGGCAATATCGGCAGGTGAGCAAATGGCACTGGCATTGATTGCGCCATTCATTATGTCAGCGCCGCTTGTTGTGCCGCTAGGGAGGTTCTAATGGGCTTACGTGATGATTTACAAGCTGACCTAGCCGAAGCGTTTGACGATGAGCTTGCGGACGCTGTGACAGCCTTTACAGGTACACGGATAACGGCTAGCGACACTGATAGCGGCATTGATGACTGGATGAATCCACCTGATACGCCATCAGCAAGCACGCTGACCTACACAGGACGCGGCGTATTCACTGATTACTCAACGTATGAGCTTAACAGCGACATTATCAATGTGACAGACGTTAAGCTGATTGTGCTACAGAACGAGATTACAGCCGAGCCGATAGCAGACGATAAGATAAACGGCTATAGCGTGGTTAGGGTTAGCAAAGACCCTGCTTTGGCGACCTTCGAAATACAATTAAGGATGATATAAAATGAAACTTACAGCACAGATGACTAAAGGTATAGATGGTCGAGCATACTACGCGCTACATATTGACGACATACTTATACCAAGACAGAAAAATATAAAACTAGAGCAGTCAGTGGATGATTTAGATTTAATTACCGTCACCCTACAAGGTCGAGTTAATGAGCATGGTGTGATGCAAATCTGCGAGGCGGATTATGGCAACATGGAGTAGAGCCCCATTCTTATTTGCTGACGATGTAATGAAAGACGCTCACAAGTTGCAGCGAGGCATGGCTATAACGGTGCTGAATAATATCCAATTACTCGCACCGGTTGATACTGGCGCATATCGCGGATCAACAGTGGTTAGCTTTGGTAGTCCAGATTATCGCTATACAGAAAACATTGGCGGCATGTCTATCGCCTTTAGTGCCATTAACAGTTTAACGCCTGATGCACTGCCTACTGTGTTTATCCAGACGAACAGTCAGTATGCGATCTACCTCGAAGCAGGTTCTTCACGCCAAGCGCCACAAGGGGTATATGGATTGTCCTTTGAGTCAATGGTAGCAGCATATACATAGGGATGTGAACAATGAAATGGTTATTAATTGCAGTCGTATTGATAGCTGACAAGATTTACGATAAATACTTTGACGAGGCTGACGATGAATAACGAATTAATAGACAGCCTTATACTGGCTCACATGAGGGCATGGCAGCACTTCCAGCCATTGCGCTTTGCTGAGGACAATATCAACTTTAAAACGCCGCTAGATGGCATTTGGTATCGCCTCACAGTACAGCATGGCATTAACCTTATGGCAGGTATGGCAGACGAGCCAATGACAAGGGAATTAGGCGCCGCTGTGATACAAATATTTTACCCAAACAACAAGCGCACTGAATCTGCTAAGCGATTAGCTGATAGCTTAGGCAACCACTTTAAGTATTATCGCATTGACAAGTTGGAGCTAATGACGCCCTCAGTGATTAACGTGCCTCAACGTGAGGACGGTTATCAGATTAATGTACGAATACCCTTTAGGTACAACTAAGGTTGGTAATATGAAGCATGTAATTCCTGCTATTCTTGCGGCATCAGCAGTAGCTTGTTACTTATGGTGCGTAATCGGCATGATGATGGATTTTCATCGAGCAGATAAACGACGATAAACAAAAACCTAACGAAAACCCTATGCCCTCTTAATTGAGGGTTTTTTATGGAGAAAGATAAATGATTGATATTCCAAAATTGGCAGGCCGTCAGGTTTTCTTTGAAGATGGTCAGTATGTTTGCATAGATACTTACGGTAAAACTACGCACACAGGCGTAGGCGCCACTAAACAAGAGGCAATTGACAATGCCTCAGACCAAGAAAGTCTGGAAGTGATTTTTTCTGCTAAATTCGATGAGGTGCAATCATGAGCAGCGGCGCTAAAGTAGTAAGTGCGTATGTCGCACAAACAGATAAAGACGTACTACCAACGACAGGTTGGAAAGTCCTGCCTAATATTAGTAACGGTCTTAATAACGCTACCACTCTCACTGACAGCGAAATGCTGAACGGTACGAGAATTAAGACTCAAGGTCAAGTTACCAGTGGTGAAATCACAGGCGACCTATCAGCCGAGCTTGCTTATGGGGTTTACGATGACTTCTTGGCAGCAGCTTTTTGGAATGATTGGACGGTTGGTGGTGAGCTGACTATTGGTGACACCCGCAAGATGTTTGCTGTGACCAAAGACTTTGCTGATATTGCCGCGTTCTATGCCTTTAAAGGTGTTCACGTTAATACGCTGAGCATTGAGATTACAACCGACGGCATCGTTAATATTACGTTTGGCTTGATGGGACTTGGTTATGAGACACAAAAGACGGTTTCGTATTCAGCAGGTGCGGCAGCGACGATTGTGGGGCCTAAAGCCAGTGGCCTGAGTGTCGGTGACATTCTGCATAACGGTACAGCAATCGGTGTCTGTGTTGAAGCGTTTAGCTTTGAGCTAGATAATCAGTCAGAGATTCAAAAATGCTTAGGCTCAAACCTATACGGCGGTAATATCCATGCCATGATTGCTAATGCTAGTGGCTCGATGACGATTGCATTCAGTGAAAAGGCTTACGATATTTTAGAGTTACAGCGCACAGGTGGCACAATGTCGATTGAAGTGCCAATTGAGTTTGAAGATGGCACAGGCTATACGATTGAATTGCCAAAGGTACAGATTAGCGGCGACATTCCAAGCCCAACAGGCAGCGAGCTTGTGACAGCCGAAGTTACTTACACGGTAGTCGATGAGTCGCCAGTCTTAACACGAATTACAGCATAGGATAATAAAAAATGGCTATTCAGTTAAAAGACTTAAAACAAAAGAAAATCGGTGAAGTGGTGCGTGAGCTTGAGTATAAAGGCTTGCTCACACTTACCATGCGTGTCAGTGATGATAAGCAGTTTCAATCAGCAATGACTAAAATCCAGCAGCCTGATAAAACACTGACCAAAAACGCGCTATCTAAAGCCAATAATGACGGTGACGGTATCTCAGTCGGTGAAGCAATGCTCTATCTAATCGGTGAGTATCTAATCACTGAATGGGATGTTGAGATTGAGCCTAACAAGATTGCGCCTATCAATGGTGATAACTTTATCGCCTTGTGTGCCTCAATCGGTGACGATGACGAGAATATTGATTTTGTGGGCTTTATCTCAGATAACTTTACGAGCATGATTAATGAGTTTAAAGAGCTGGGCGCTGAGACTAAAAAAAAGCCATTGCCGTGTTCAACTGGGCGCAAAAAAGCAGTGAAATAACACCAAAACGGCTAGAGATATACAGGCGCTTAGGTATTGACGTGCCGCAGCCGCCAGAGTTTGACAGCGACATACAGTCAATCATAGAGGTTTACTACTTAACTGCTAGAGCGCGTAGGTATGTTGAAGGTAATGCGTTACCACTAACAGTTAGAGATATAACCGATGTAGTGAACGCGCATCCAGTTAATGTACCTCGCTCAATACTAGATGAAATAATCTTTGCGCTTGATGACTTGGAACGCAGCGAGCAGGGTAAGGGTAAAAATGCTGACTAATATATAAGAAATTGCCGTTCTGCAAATATGATGAACGGCAGTGTTTATAAGTGAGGATGATTTTGATATTCAGTTATCTTCCTTACTAGGGCGTTAACCTCGTCAGACATAAATCTCATTTGTTGCTTGAGTTCTTCATAATCAGCTTTTTCATTATCACTAAGGTTTTTATCGTTTTCAAAAGATTGTTCTAAGCGGGCAACTATGTCGGCTGTCATTGAGCGGTTAAGCTCATTAGCTGAATGCCGAATCTTTTCTTTAAGTTCGTCTGGCAATCTTATCTTGAAGTCTGAGTGCAGATGTTGTGACATAAAATACCTATAAAATTATGTTGACATAACCCTAGTGGGGCTATAGTATAGCTATTAATCCCAGTGGGGTTATATATAAGTACCTAATGGGATTATATTAACTTAGTCTACCATATAAGGAAACCCACATATGTACCCAAGTCGCTTACTACCACAATTAAAAGTTCGGTTCGGTTCGCAAGAATTAAAAGACTGGATAGCAGAACAAGCAAAAATTAATCATCGTACATTAACAGCGGAGGTAAACTATCACCTTGAAAGAGCTATGAGTAAACAGCAACAGCAAAAGGATTAATCCAATGCAAGTAACATCAAATTTTAAGCACAAAAAAGCAGACATTATCCGCCAAGATGAAATGTCTGCCAACCTACTAATCAAAGGAAACTAATATGAGTACTTTAACCTTTAATGAAGTCAATTTTAACCCAGTTGAACGCAATGGTCAAATATGGTTAACATCTGCTGAGTTAGCAAAAGCGCTGGGCTATTCAGACCACACGGGTGTCAATAGAACTTTTAACCGTAATAAAGATGAGTTTACTAAAAACATGACTCAACTCATCAAGATTAACGAGAAGGTCATATCGACCTCTTCGTCTAAAACAAAGGGCTTGGTGGCAAAAACTCGCATATTCTCACTTCGAGGATGTTATGCAATTGCAATGTTCGCGCGTACTGATATTGCTAAAAAGTTCAGAAAGTGGGTTCTTGATATTTTAGAAAAAGAATCAGGTCAGCCAGTACAAACAAACATCCTTTCGACCGTAGCAGATAGAAAGCCACTGGTAGCGGCAGTAAATACATTTTGCTCAAAAACAAGCGCTATTTATAGCGATGTATGGAAAATGATACACCAGCGCTTCGGCTTGGAAGGCGTTCACGAAATGACAGTCGAGCAAGTGCCACAAGCGATAGATTACGTGCATGGATTACTGGCTCAAGTCCAGTACGGCGGCTTGAATGTCGATATAGCAATGGATAATGAGATGTGGCGCTGTGTTGGCATACTCAAGTATTACGAGCTAAGTAAGGCGCTAGACGAGGCCAAGAAAGCGGTTAACGTCCTATATGGTGCGATTGGTAGTGCTCAAAGTCATGGCAGTTTAGTTTATGATGCTTTTGGCGAACAAAGAAAGCTGACGACATTAGGCGAGGGCGGTAGCCACACAGCACTAGAGCAAGCAAGAGCATTTATTGAACGCCAAGATGCGCGTAAGCAGATTTGGGGCGGTCGATAATAGACTAGCTAAAACCTAGATTAAAAAAGCCCTGCATTGTGCAAGGCTTTTTATTACTAGCCGTTAATTGCCCGTTTGTTGCTAATCGGTTATAGTTGGTTTTTTACTTGACTGGATAAAGATAATGAAAAAGATGTTTAAGTGGATCGTTATTGTTCTTGTGGTGCTTTTTATCATTGGGCTTGTTGTTGGTACGGACGACACAACAACTACAGGGCAGACTGCGGTGCCTAATGATGCGGTATCTGAACCAGTATCTTCTGAGACCGAGGCAGCCGCAGCAGTAGATAACGTAATGACCAAGCAGCAGAAAAATGCAGTTAGGTCAGCTAAAAACTATATTAGTTTCGCAGGTTTTTCACGGGACGGTTTGATTAATCAATTATCATCTCCTGCGGGCGATGGTTACAATATTGATGACGCTACTGTGGCGGTTGATAGCATGAATATCGACTTCAATGAGCAAGCAAGCAAGTCGGCTGAAAACTACCTATCAATTCAAGGGTTTTCATGTGATGGCTTGATTACTCAGTTGTCATCGCCAGCAGGTGATAAATACACAAAAGAGCAGGCAGAATATGGTGCTAAATCAGCAGGCGCTTGCGATTAAAACCCACTGATATTTTATTTACAAAAATCCGCTAACTAATTAGCGGTTTTTTTATGCCTAAAATAAGGAGTCGCTATCATGGCGGAAGCACAAGAAAGCAGGTTAAGCATCGTTATTGATAGTGCGGACGCTGAAAAACGCATTAAAGAGCTACGCAAGCAGTTACGTGAGCTTGGGCAGCAGTCAGATGAAACGGGTGATAATACCGATGATTTAGGACGTAGACAGCGCCGAGCTAGTGATGATGCTGGCAACTTAGGCAGCGCCAATGATAAGGCTAAAAAATCACTAGATAGCATGGCAAAGGCAGCTGCTATCGCAGGGGCGGCATTGGCAGGTGCAATCGGTCTATCTATCAATAAAGCCCAGTCATTTGAGACGGCTATGTCCGAAATCAACAAGACGGTTGATTTTGCAGCTGAGGACGGCTTGGCTAATATGCGTAAAGGTCTGCAAGAGCTGACCACGCAGATACCGCAAACGTTTGAGGAGTTGGCAGCCGTAACTGCTACTGGCGGACAGCTTGGTATTGCAGAAGAAAACTTGCTTGGCTTTACTGAGACTATGGCAAAGATGGGTGTGGCTTTTGATATACCTGCACAGCAAGCCGCCGATAGTATGGCAAAGATTGCTAACGTATTCCAAATCCCTATTGAAAATATTGATCGTTTAGGCGATGCAATCAACACGCTATCGAATAACACACCAGCCACAGCAGCACAGCTCATCGATTCATTACAGCGTGTCGGTGGCGTGGCAAAAGTCTTTGGCTTGTCAGAGGACGCAACGTTAGGCTTGACCGGTGCATTAATCGCAATGGGTAAGCCTGCCGAGGTTGCATCAACGGCGGTCAACTCGCTATTAACCACATTCTCAACGCTCGATAATGCTACAAAGTCGCAAATTATCGGCTTTGAGAAACTAGGTTTAGATATTGACGAGTTTAGCAAGCTGGTCGCAACCGATGGCAAGCAAGCAATTATCACCTACTTAGAGGCTATCAATAAATTAGATCAGTCGGAACGAATTGGCACAAACGCCTTAATTATCGGTAAAGAGTTTGGCGATGATTTAACCATGCTCGCAGGTAGTGTGGGCGTACTAGAAAATAACTGGGCGATGCTTGGTGAAACCGCCAACACAACCAAAGAATATTTTGGCTCGCTAGATGAAGAGTTTAAAAAAATTAGCGAAACGTCTGCAAACAAAATGGTGTTGTTTAAGAGCAATATCGATAATGTTGTTGCTGGTATTGGTGAGGCTTTTATCCCTGCACTAAACGACTTACTTTTCAATATGACGCCTTTGATTGCTACGCTAAGCGTTTGGGTATCTGAGAATCCAGAATTAATAAAGCAGATAGTTGTTATTGGCGGTTCATTGCTTGGCACTATTGTAAGCTTAAAGCTTGCTGTTGATGGATTCAATGCCGCCAAGACGACGATTGACGGATTAAAACTTGCCTATACCGCCTTAGCAAGTCCTATGGGTTTAACAATCATTGCATTAGGCGCGTTACTCGCGGCTGGTGTACTTGTCTACCAGAATTGGGATGAGATAAAGCGAGTAGTAAAAGAAAATGAGGAAGCTTTTGTATTAGCTGGAATAGCGATAGGCGCTGTAACCAGTGCAATTCTTGTCGCAAAAGCCCCGATGATATTTGCAGCGGCTCAAGCATGGGCAATGGCAGCAGGTGCTACAGCATGGACAGGCGCAGCAACTATAGCAGCAGGTGCTACATGGTTGTTCAATGCGGCGCTAGCTGTCTTAACCAGTCCAATACTTGCGGTGGTTGCGGCCATCGCCTTAATCGCGGCAGGTGGCTATCTAGTCGTTAAAAACTGGGCTGCTATCAGCGCTGGGCTTAACGCTGAGTTTAATAAGATAAAAAGCTATGTATTAAACACGGTTGCAAGTATGCAGGCGGCGTGGGATAGGGGTGTAGCTAATACCCGTGGCGCAATTATCAATATCAAAAACACTATCGTCACCACGTTAAAGGAACTGCCTAGTCGTATGCTGCAAATAGGCAAAGACATTGTTATGGGTTTGGTCAACGGTATGAAGTCAGCCGAAAGCGGTGTGACTACTGCCATCGGTAGCATGGCATCGAGCACAGTTGCTAAAGCTAAGAGCGTGCTTGATATTCGCAGCCCATCAAGAGTAATGAAAAAAGTCGGCGAGCAAACAGCCGAGGGTATGGAAAACGGTATTAAGAAAGGCGCAAAGGCCGTTAAAACCGAAGCGCAGAAAATGGCTGAGCAAGCAGTGGCAGCCGTCAAAACAGGCGTGGAAAACCTAAAGCGCGAGATTGCATTATTTGGCAATGATAGTCCAGTCGCTGCGCTTAAATATGATATTAGCGTCGGTAAGTTTGGCGGCGCTGATACCAGTCAGTTAATGTCATTAACGCAGACCAAAGAGCAACTAGAGTTATCTAAACAGCTCGCAGACGCTAACAAGTCAGTGCAGGATAGTATCGACGGGCTTATCAAGCAACAAGCGTTGTTCGGTAATAACAGCTCGCTTGCATCGCTCATGTACGATATTGAGCATACCGAGAAGTACAAAGGTGTGACGCAAGAATTGACCGATAAGCTAATCGAGCAGACACGAGCGCTTGAGCAATTAGGCATGACAGCGAAAGCGACCGATGCCATTAGAGCGCGATTTGCACAACTTGAAAAAGCTAAAGAAAAGTCAGGTGATGCACTCCTTGGTGTCATGGGTGAGATAAAAGAAGAGACACCACTTGGTAAAATTCAAGCTGACTATGAGAGCAGACTTGCAAAGGTTGAGGAGTACGAAAGACTACACACCGATATGCTAGAGAACGCAAAAATAGCGCGCTTAGCTATCGAGCAGTCCTACATGGATGCTAAGCAGCAAATCATGCTTGGTCAAGGTGAGGCGTTATTTGGCAACCTAGCAGGTTTATCAAAGGCGTTTTTAGGCGAGCAATCAAGTTTATATAGAGGATTGTTTGCAATCGAGAAAGGCTACACGTTAGCTAGTGTCTTGCTTAAAAACAAAGAGGCTATCAGTAAAGCGTGGGCTAGTGCGCCATTCCCTTATAATTTGGCGGCTGTGGCAAGTACGGTAGCAGGTACAGCAGGTCTTGCATCGGCGGTATCAGGTATTATGCCTAACGGCTTCAAACAAGGCGGTTACACGGGCAACATGGGCGCGTCTCAAGTGGCAGGTGTGGTACACGGTCAAGAGTACGTGTTTGATGCTCAAGCGACTAAGCGGATTGGGGTTGATAATCTTAACGCGATGCGTCGAGGTGACAGCCCTAAAGGTGGTGGTGATGTAAATATCACGGTCAACAACATGTCAACGGCTCGCGTGGAAACTAAAAAAGACGACAAGGGCAATATCATCATGACCATTCGCGAAGAAGTTAAAAAGTCATGGGGCAGCCTATCAAACCCTAACAGCTTTGAGAGTAAGCAACTTAATCGCAACATACAAGCACCACGGAGGCGCTAAGCATGGCAGCAATAGATTTACTACCAAAGCTCATTTTGTGTCCGTTACGTGACAGCTATAACCCAACGCTTGGCAATGACGTTATTACCACGCAGTATGAAAACGGTATGCCACGACAGCGCCTAGCAGGGGTAGGCAGGCCACATCAAACACCCGTATCATTTAGGCATAAGGCGCAGCATCAAGATTATATCTTAGCGTTTTGGCGTGTTTATCGTGCCCGTGCGTTTGCAATGCGCCTTATCTTAGATGGTACGGAATTGGCGTGGTATGAGTGTCGCTTTATCGGTGAGCCGTCCATCTTGTCATTAGGTGGCGGTGTTTTTGAGTTTAGCATTAACCTTGTTTGCAGGCCAAAGCCGTTAGATATTGAGCAAGATAAAGTATTTATCGAGCTTTACGAGCAGACAGGCGGTGATATATCGACATTCTTTAACTTGCTCGAAAAACTGGTCAATGAAGATTTGCCTGATGCGCTAGGGAGTTTACATGCCTGATTATAACTATTGGCTTAGCGGTAATCCTGATGACGTCAGATTGCAGTGTGTTGAGATTTCGCACCCTGCATGGTCAAAGGTATATCGTATTGTGCAAAACCATGCTGACGGCATTACAGTGACGCATGAGGGCGGTTTTGCTTACGCTTATGAGTATGTACCGCTGACAATCCAAAAAGGTACGAATAGTGATGATTTGGATCAGGAGATAACCATTGGCGTTGGCGACTTAGGTGAGACATTCCCAAAAGAGCTTGACGCTGCTAGGGCAAGTCAATACTCGCATATTCGTCCGACTTTAAACTATCGTGAGTACAATCTTAGCGACTTATCAAAGCCGCAGCTAACCATTTTAGGCTTAGAAGTCACCGACTATGAGCCTAAGCGTGAGGGCGCTGTGTTTGTTTGCAGAGCCAAGCAAATGAACCTGACCAAGACAGGTGAAACGTACAATCTCGATGATTATCCAACGCTACGAGGATTTGTCTAATGTGGGACGCTATCAAATACGATGCTGACAAATACTGCTGTGAGCATTTTTTGATAGATGCTTACAGGCACTACACAGGCAAAGATATATCAAAAAGGCTGCTAACAAGCGGCTTTTTTTGTGCCAGTAATTTACGCCAGTTTGTGCCGGTTGTATCGCCTACACAGCACACCATTGTCTTATTTAGGGATAAAGGCAAGGCGCACGTAGGCTTATGGCTAGATGGGCGTGTGTTGCACTTAGAGCCACACGGCGTAGTCTGGCAATCACTTAATATTGTAATGCAGGGATTTGAGAGGGTAGCGTATTATGAAGTTATTTAAACGCTCAGTTGAGCTGGTCGTTATCCGTGATTATCTAAACCCACAAAACGGTATGGAGTTTTATCAAGGAGATTGCATCGAGAAGTTATTGAAACTCGCTTTTGGTGCAAGTGGCTTGTCGAGCAGCATAAAAATTTACCATAACAATATCGCTCAAGATGTAACCCCAATGACGCCACAAGACGTAGACAAGCTAATGCGCCTTAACGGTCGGTTTTGCGCCGTGGTTAAGCCGATGGGTATTGAAACGTTAATTGCTGTGGGCATATCAATACTGGTATCGGTCGCTGTAGCGTTTTTAATGCCGATGCCCGCGATTGCTAATCAATCAGCCAATCAGCCACCATCGCCAAATAATGCTTTAGCAGCACGTACCAATAAGCAGCGCTTAGGCGGTCGCATACCTGATATTTACGGTACGGTTTATAGTGTGCCTGATTTGCTGGCAGTGACTTATAGCGTTTACATTGACCATAAAGAGGTTGAGTTTAGTTATATGTGCGTCGGTCGCGGTCGCTTTAATGTGATTGAGGCCCTAGACGATACCACGCCGATTAATCAAGTTTTTGGCTCAAGCGTACTGGTTTTTGACCCTGACACTAATCTAAATGATACGCCAGCATTTCAATTTGGCGGTGCGTTTAGCCCTGACGAGGCAACATGGTCGCGCTTGGCAGCAAAGCGTTACACCTCGGTTAATGGTCAGGTATTATCAGCCCCCGATGCCTACGTTAAAGCCAAAATAATATTTAGAAACCCTAACATTATCGAAACAACCGATAATCTTGATTTTAAAAATAACTTTAAGGTTGGTGATTTAATACTGATTGAGGGCGCAGACAATTTAAAGTCAGGCAATGATATTGATGATGGCGCAGGCGGTATCATCAACTACACACTTAATGGTCAGTACGAGATTGCCACGGTAACAGATAAGCAAATTACCCTGGTCAATCCAGCAAGCGTGAACACTGAATGGCAAAAGCTCGTTACTAATACCGATTTCACGGTTGAATCTGACCGTGTGACCGTATCGACTGAATCAACGGCATTATGGCAAGGTTGGTTTTATACCGACTTAAAAGACCATGACGGCGCATACATTAACGTAACAGCGCCAAATGGTTTATATGATAGCGAGCCGTCAGGTCGCTGGAAAGGTTTGCGGATATTTGGCGAGATACAAAGCGAGATAGTCGATAGCACCAATAATCCGGTCACTGGTACGTTGGTAACACAGCCGTTTAGCATACAATCGCCTGATGGTGATAGGTATAACTGGCGCAACATAGCAGGCGGTTGGCAAGAAACCACCGTTGACACCAGTAACGATAAATTGCGCGGTACGGCAGCCAAAACCATCAAGATTGAAAATCCTAATTTTGGCATTGGCAAACGTATGCGAATACGGGTATCGAGAAAATCAAACGTTGTGGTCGATACGTCAGGCGGTATCGTTGACGAGATAAAACTAGCCGATTTTTACGGCGTCAAGACTTTGACTGCCGCCGACATGCCAAATGGCGTCACTACCGTTTACAGCAAGACATTGGCAACCGAGGGCGCATTATCACTCAAAGAGCGTAAATTACGGCTATTGGTGCAGCGTTACGTCACCGATGCAACAAGCGGCTTACCTAAGCTATCAAATCGCGCTGATGACATATTGCGCGATATAGCGACCGACCCAAAAATCGGTAACTTGCAATTATCGCAAGTCGATATTGCACAGATTAAGACAGAGATTGACGCACAAATCGCTTATTTTGGCACCGATAAATGTAGCGAGTTTTGCGGTACGTTTGATGATAACAATCTGTCAGCAGAAGAAACGATGCAGATAGTGGCCAAAGCGGTATTCAGTCAAGCAAAAAGGCAAGGTAATAAAATCATGCTGGACTTTGAGCGTAAAGTACCTGCATCGGTGGCCGTCTTTAATAGTCATAACATATTGCCTGATACGTTTACGGCGCCACAGTCGTTAGGTATCGCAAACGACTATGACGGCGTAAAAGTCGAATATACTGACCCGGTTGATGACGCTGTGATTACTATGAGTTATCCGAATGACGCGATTGTTAATCCGCATGAAGATAAATTAATCGGCGTGAGAAACAAGATACAAGCGCATACGCACATGATGCGAATGTATAACAAAGACCGTCATGCTTATAAGTCATGTGAGTTTGTGGCAGGTGATGAATCTAACATTGTAGTGCGTACTAATCGCATTACGGTAGCTGACCAATTGCGTGCAGACGTACAGCAGGGCAGCGTTGACAGCATTGAAACCATCGGCAGTGATATTGTATTGCATACGACTGACCCCGTGACCATCGAGCTGCAAGGCGATTATACGATGTTTATTCAAACTATCAATAACGGCGTGGAATCCATCGCAGTGACAGCGCGTGATGATTACAGCGTTAAGCTCGCAAGATTGCCGTCAGGTGAGATAAGTGGCACCGATAAAGTAGTGCAAGCGGTCTATCAGATAGTGAGTGAGACCGACGATAACCGCGATGCTTATCTAGTCGCTCAAAAAGACCCGTCCGATGGCATGACTAACAAGCTCTTATGCACAAACTACGATGACCGCTATTATCAAAATGACAGCGATTTTACTAACGGCTTGATAACCTAAATTAATTTAAACATACGCCCTCAATACGAGGGCTTTTTTTTGGAGCTTAAAAAATGGCTGATACCGATATTGTGCAAGTAATTGCAGAAGCTAGAGCAGATGCAAAGTCTTTATCTGAGTTTGTTTGGAAGCCAATAGACTTTATGGTTACTCGCAGACTTGCGCCGCCCATTAATACGCTAAATTTTTATATCGACAAGCTTGAAAACTACACCGCAGGTCTTGATGTCAAACTTACTGCCGCAAATGTTGTTATTGACAACAAGGTCAGTCAATCAAAAGCGCAAATTGATGTTATTGTTAATGATGCAAGGCTTGATTCTATAAGCAAAACATCAAGTATTGTGCAAATAGTAAAAGATGACATTAACAGCGTACTAAATCAAACGATTGATAATGCCAGTTTTAATATTGTTGATAGTTTTGAGATTGGCACAACGCTTACTAAGCGTACAGACGCATTAAGACATTCAGCGTCAGGAAAATTATACCGATGGGGTGGTGTTTTACCAAAAGTCGTCCCTGCAAACTCAACACCTACCAATAGCGGTGGTTTTGGTGCTAATGCGTGGCTTGAGGTTAGTGATATTGCTTTGCGTCAAGAGCTATCAAGTGATACAGGCTATCGTAAAGTTGCTAATCAAATGGCAGCTAATGCGTACGGTGTGCCTGCGTTACTTACTGATGTAAAATTGAAAACAGGTAGCCCTATAGCTATTGATTATTTTGGTGGTTATTTTTATGGACGCCAAGGTGGGCGATTTAAAAAGAGTGTTGACGGTGTGACTTGGACTGATGTGTGTCAAACACCTTTAGGAAACACCCCTATCCGACTCATGCCTACCGACGATGGGGAGGTTTTATCAGTAGACGAATCTAAAGTAAGTAAATCTAGTGGCTGGGGCACATCAACTGTAACGTGGCAGACCGTGTTGACAAACCCATCGTCAGGACTAGAAGCTCCTATTTTAGCGTGGGGTGCTGACGGGAATGGTTCTAAGTTTATCGTAACTCATTACGGTGCAGGTGCAACTGGGTCAACACAATGGGCTAAATCAAGATATGTATGGATTAGTACCGACATGGGTGCGACATGGACAGTGCGATGGGATACCGAAGCTGAGTACCCTGATGCCAGTAAAAACGGTCATATCCATGCAGCTTGTTACGACCCTTGGATAGACAGGTTTTGGTTTTCCGAAGGTCATGGCGTACAAGGTGGCTTGCGCTGGTCAGATGATAATGGGGTGACATGGACAAGACTACAAAATGATAGTGGTTTAAGCCCTGCATTTACGGTTATGACACCTACTGATTTTGGTATTGTCTGTGGTACAGACAGTGAGGAAAACGGTATCTATGTCATGCAAAGAGCCAGCAATCCCGAGGAAACTGGTGTTAAGTTATATGGAAAATGGAATACAACAAGTGATAGACGAGGTTTGTATGGCTTCGCAGATAGGGGTTATCGTGACCCTGATACGGGTATCGTATATGTAGGTTGGGTATCGGCTAGTGCAGAAATTGAGCCAGTTATCATGGCGTGTGGTAGTGGCGGTGCTAGTATTGTCTATACAGCCCCAACTAATACAGGTGGTGATAATTTAATGGCACGTTTTATCAGTGTCGTTGCAGCTAAAGGTATCTTACTAGGTAACTTAATCACGCACAAAGACGCAGGAGCTATGATAGCAAAGACCTCTAAATTTAACACTGCGGTGTTTGAGGATAGAGGTAACGCATTAACCCAGTTTGGTTCGTTAGCACGAGGTAGTTCGTTTAGAATTGGTCTTAATTCTAACGCGAGAGGTATTGATAATATTGCGTTAGGTAATAATGCCAACGGCGGGAATAATGATAACGACTCTAACACAGCAGCTATTGGTAAAAATACCCGTACAGGTGGGACTGATGCGATAGCTATAGGGACTGGGGCTTATGCGGTAGGGACGTCGCCAGTAGCTATCGGAAGAAATTCTCGAAATACCACAGGTCATGCAATTGCTATTGGGGATAGTGCAGAAACTAAAGGTAATGGCTCTATAGCCCTAGGTCAAAACGCAATAAGCCAAACTTACTGTGTATCTATCGGACGTAATGCAGGTGGCATCGCAGGTGGGGATGTAAATAGTGTTTCAATCGGTACAGATGCAATAGCGTCTGGTGGCTCTAGTGTTGCTATTGGCTATCAAAGTGAATCATCTAATCAGAGTACTGCAGTAGGTTTTAACGCAAAAACAACAAGCACTTTTGCTAGTGTTTTCGGAACTGCTGCTACTTCTAATCAGCATGGTGTTGCTGTCGGTAGAAGTGCTAACTCAGGGGCTATTGGCTCGATTGCTATTGGCAGTAGCGCACAAACCAACAGCGCTACGGCATACGGTATTGCTATTGGGTATGAAGCTAAAGCCAACACAGGTCAGGGTATATCTATCGGTAAAAGCTCAGAAGCTAGAAACTTTGGTATAGCGGTGGGCGAAAACACCCAATCTTTAGCTACGTCAGGCATTGTAATAGGTCGTAATGCAAAAACCGTAAGCGGGCAACTAAATAGTATCGCCATAGGTAAAGATGCCAACGCAGGTGCGGCAACTACCCTTGCAATCGGAGCTGATGCAGCAGCTACAGGTTCAAAATCCAATGCTATAGGGCACGGTGCTAGTGCCGCAGGGGCAAACGCGGTTGCGATTGGTAACTCAACTACTAATGATAGAGCTAATAGCGTGAGTGTTGGTAATAGAGATATTGAGAGCACCAGAACTGGCGGTAAGATTTATTTAACATCACCGAATGGTACGTCTTACGCTATCGGTGTTGGCGATGATGGGTTGCTGAGCGCAACACCAGTATGATATTGATAAAGCCCTCATAACGAGGGTTTTTTATTACCAAAATTTAAGGAGGACGTATGCCGCAAGTCAATTTAAAGCGGCTGATTTGGGCGTTTGTGCTAACCATAGCACTTGCTTACCCCATGTCAGCTATTGCTGCAAATGCGGCGGAACAATTAGGCATGGGGCACTTGCAGCCGCCATTTACGCCCGAATGGGTGGGTGTTTGGGTGTTTGCAATCGGCGGAGGTATTGGTGCAGGCTTTATCCATATTGCCGAGGTCGATAAATACTTAAAGTATCCAACACTAGCAAAAGCGTTTCTTGGTACGTTTTGGGGTATGGCTATCAGTCTAGCCATTGATGCACTGACTGACACACCGATGGGCGCTATTATGCTATTTACGATTGGGGCGTCTAGTTTTAGTGCGCCAATTTGTGCAGGTTTCATGGTTTATATCAGCAGCCAAAGGCGTCAAAACAGCATTTACGATTTGGGCAAAAATGCCGCTACTGATCGAATATTTGGTCGCAAAACCAGCAAAGGTAATAAAAATGAACCCGATTAATTACGACTTGATTGTTTGTATTGTCAGCTTAATAGCTGGCGTTTTTATGTTTATCAAAATAGGAGCTTTTAATCGTCGCAGCTATACACCTTTGATTTTTGCGATGGTTATTGCAAGCGGCATTTTGTATTGGTCGGCATTACTGCTAGTCACTTATGCAGCTATTTATCACGTACCGACATGGCTGGATATTCACAGTGAGTGGTTTGGCACATGGGGCTATACAGCAAGTCGTATTTTAAACGGCGCGTGTTGGCTATTAACGCTACTGGCGATTAATTATTACTTGCCGTTGATACGCAGATGCAAACAAAAATAAACCTAGCCCCTTAATTGGGGCTTTTTTTGGGGTGAGATATGGACGCAAAAGAGCTATTCGACTGGGTGCGAGCCAATCAAGCGAATAAAAAATTAACACTTGTGCAGGTCGCTGCTATTAACAATATGCTAATCACAATGAGTCCTGATTTTTTGCAAGAGCAGTTGTCTTTATTGATGGGGTGGGGTGTGAGTAGTGAATTAAAGCTATCCAAGCGCGGCGTCAATCTAATGAAACGCTATGAGGGTTTTAGCAGTGCGCCATATATCGACATGGTGGGCGTAAACACCATTGGCTATGGGAATACATACTATCCTGACCGCCGCAAGGTTAAGATGACTGATAAGCATTTGACAGAGCCGCAAGCCGAGCAGTTAGCAATGGATATTATCAATCTTGACTTTGCGCCAGCCGTCAACAGGATATTCAAAGACGAGATTGCAAGCGGTAAGCTCAATCAGAATATGTTTGATGCCCTTGTAAGCCTAGCTTATAACATCGGTACAAGTGCGCTCGCTAATTCAAACAGCGTAACCGGCAACATCAAAAAAGGTAATTACAAGGCGGCCGCTGATGGTTTTTTACTTTGGAATAAAGGGCGCGTTAATGGCAAGCTGAAAGTAATCGACGGCTTAACTCGCAGACGTAACGATGAACGCGAAATGTTTTTATCAGAGGTTGATTAATGAATCTAATCTTACTTGCTCGCTACTGGAAATATATCGTCATTGGCGTTTTGGCGATGTTGCTAGTCTTTACCACTTACTTATTGCGTCAGTCACATAACGCAATCGTACTAATGAAAAGCGATCACAAATTACAACTAACCACACTTAAAGCGGATTACGTTGAGACAGCGCGAGCTATTGAGAGACAAAGTTATGAAAAAACCATTCAAGCCATTAATGACGCTAAAAAGCGTGAGCAAGTTATCATTGCCGATGCTGCTAGTGCCCGTGATGCTGTTGCCAGCTTGTCAAACACAATCGACACGCTTAGCGCAAACGCAGCCGCCGATGCCAACTTTAGAATCGAGTATTCCAGAACAACCGGCAACCTACTCAAAGAGTGCAGCGGAGAATATATCAGCATGGCAGAAACGGCTGATAGAATTGCAAACGACTTACGAGCAATCCAGCAAAGTAGAAAGTAATTAGCTACCTTTAGCTATGTTTAGCTGCTATAATATCATTGTAGGCTTTGCCGCCGTGTGCGAAAACTCGAGTAAAGTAACGCAGAAAAAGCTAAAAAAGCCCATCATTAATTTGGTGGGCTTTTTTTGCGCCTAAAATTTGGTCTAAGTTGGTCTAAGCATTTGCACCGTATCTGCACCATTGCATTTATTGACAGCAGTTAAAGTCTTTAATTATATGGCGTTGAAGTCATACAGGGGTACTATCGATCATAGGAGCAACAGAGAGTCGTTTGTTGGTCATATCAACCATTAGGGTAAAGCCTCGTTATTATGCATGCATATAGTAGGTCGTTTTAAAATCGTTATACCAGTCTCACGTCGATATTCAT